AAGGTGGTTATGATAAAGATGGCAACTTCCACGAAGCAGGCGACTCACCCAATAAATGGTCAAAATAAAATTAGCAAATGAAGACAATGAAACTACATAATGACGAAATAAACAAAAACGCGCGAGGTGGTTCTGAAATTCAGGCTGAGTATCTGATGAAGTATGTGGACCCGACTCTGTTAGATAAATTTCAGATTGTGGTATCACGGTGTCGTGAACTTCAGGATAAACCTAGGTTATTCTGGGTAAAAGATTTACATTCGGATCCAGAAGTACAGCGGCTAAGAGATACCACATTTCTAAACCAGTTTGAGTGTGTTGTACATAACAGCTTCTATCAGCGTGATATGTATCGTGCTCATCTTGGCATCCCGTATGAGAAGTCCCATGTTCTGAGGAACGCCATCGAACCATCCATCGTGGGTATTGATAGCAAGATGAATCCGTGGAAAGTAAAGTTGATTTACTCATCTACTCCCCAACGAGGACTAAATATCCTATATTCGGTCTTTGATGAACTCTATAAGGATGATAAAGATATTGAGCTGAATGTCTATTCTTCTTTTGACATTTATGGTCATCATGAAAGGAACACACCGTTTCTGCCGCTTTTCGAGAAGTGCAAGGCTCATCCTGGCATCAACTATTATGGATCTGTTCCCCACGAAGAACTTCTTGAACGAACAAAGGAGCAACACATTCTGGCTTTTCCGTCAATATGGGAGGAGACATCCTGTACCACGGTACTTGAAAATATGTCAGCTGGAAATCTTGTGGTAACATCTTCGCTTGGCGCTTTGCCCGAGACGTGTTCGGGCTATGCCCAGATGTATGATTACACCGACAACATTCATGATCATGCCTCTAGATTTTATTATGCGTTGAAGAGTGCTATCATGACAGTTCGTGGCCTACAATCAAAAGTAAACGGGTATACTGTTGATGACCTATTACACACCCAAAAGGAGTATGTTGATCATTTTTACAGCTGGGAACTACGGGGAACCGAATGGACAAAATTCCTAACAAAAATACTAAATGAAAACACGAGATAGAGATATGGAGGAGGCACGAGGAGTCTCTGGTATGGAAGTAGTTTACGACTACATCAACGGAGGAATAATTTTTGATGAGGTAAACGATTCACATTATTGGTTATCAGAAGAGGGTCCTAGCTCTCTTGGAACCAACGATGATATCATCCCAAATTTTAATCACACATTCACCCTTTACAAATGAAGTCATTCATCGAATTCAAAAAGTCCCTCCTTATGCTCGAGGAGGTAACAATGCCCCAGCTTAATGACATGGGTAAGATGTACCTTTTTTCAAAACCTGCTGGTATGGGAGATTACGATTTTATGTATGATTCCAAACATAAAATATCAGGGGCGGTGGTTCACCATAAGGATTATGGTCGCTGATAGGACTATTGATGATTTTAATTCCAAAATATTTTTGTTATATTATATAGTATTATATAGAAAGTAGAATCTAAATTAGAACAAATTCTTATTATTAATTGATTGGAGATTGCATGAAACTTACAAATGAAGAAAAAAGTCTTATAGTAAAACTTCGCGAAGGTGGTTTATCCTATAAGAAAATTGCAGATGATGTTCTTGGCAGAGAATCAAGATCGTCCACGGTTTTTGATTATCTAAAAAAATACTTTGATAAAGATAGCATTGTTACTTCTGATGAAACTGCTTATGAAGAGGATAATTATATTGTAGATAATCCAAGAATATTATTCATTGATATTGAAACATCACCATCAATTTCATACCATTGGAAGCGCTGGGATGAAAATATCGGACAGGAGCAGGTAATTCAGGAATCGATTATTCTTACTTTCTCTGCCAAGTTTCTTGGTAAAGATGAAGTTCTATATGCATATGTGACTGAGGATGAAGTCAGACGATATGATGATAAACGAGTGGTTGGAGAGATTTATGACATTCTTAACAAAGCCGATATTGTTGTTGCTCACAATGGAATAAGATTTGATAAGAAAAAAATCAATACCAGATTATTGTTTAATGGCTATGAACCGACAAAGCCATATCGTTTATTCGACACTCTAGTATCAGCCAAATCTAATTTTTCATTCCCATCAAATAGTCTTGACAATATTTGTGCTTATCTTGGGCTTGGGCGAAAATTAAAACATGCTGGATTCAGATTATGGCGTAGTTATATGGAAGGTAATAGTGAAGCTATTGAGCGGATGGTTGATTATAATATGCAGGATGTAATCATTCTCGAAGAGCTTTACCTTAAATTGAGATCTTGGGACGCTCGCCATCCAAATGCCGCTGTATATATTGATAACGTAGAACCAACATGTCCGTGTTGTGGATCCAAGGAAATTGAACTTGTTCGCGGTGAGCTTGCAACAACTAACGTTTCTGGATTTGAGGTATATACTTGTAAATCATGTGGAAAGAAAATGCGAGGCCGAAAAAATGTTTTAATAAATCGACCAAAATGTGTTAGTATTAGTTGATTATGAGCTATATTGAACAAAAAAAATATATATATCAAAAATACGTATACCTCCTCTCATCATATCTAGAGGGATTCAAGAAGATTGGACACAACTACAACTTTCGTTGTCCGATATGTGGAGATTCAGAAAAGAACAAGCGCAAGAAGAGAGGGTGGCTCCTTTCAAACAATGATGGCATAGTATTCTACTGCCATAACTGTGGTGCTTCAATGTCTCTTCAGAACTTCATTCGAAGTCAAAACGATGGTCTATATAAACAGTATGTCTATGAACTCCTACAAGAGAAAATAGAGATTGATAGGCCAATCGTATTTGAAACTGAGCCAGAAGAACCGAAGGAACTTACGATCTGCGATGAGTTCCTTTCTGTATGTACTCCAATATCAAAACTTCACGCAAAACATCCGGCAGTGGAATACATCTCTTCAAGAAAGGTTCCACGGAAAAAGTTCTCTGTTATCTACTGGATGGATACGATGCAAAGTGTCTATAAATTAGATAAGGCTGGGAAATATGCGAATAGAATTTCCGATGAGGATGGGAGGATAATCTTTCCACAGTGGTCATCAAAGTCTCTCGTTGGAATGTCATGCCGATCTATAGACCCAAAGAATCCAAAGCGATATCTCATATACAAGTTTGACGATAAATCGCCTCTTATATTTGGCCTGTATGGATGTGATGGTAATGTTGTGATTGATAAGACAAAGCGAATATATGTCACTGAGGGGGCTGTTGATAGTCTCTTTTTTGACAATGCTTTTGCAGTGAATGGATCAGATCTTCCAAAGATAATAGATGCAATGAGCAGCTTTGATGTTGTCTATATCCCAGACAATGAACCACGAAACAAACAGATAGTCGCTGTGTATGAAAAGGTCATAAAGAGAGGTTCTAGAGTTGTGATATTCCCAAAGAACGTCAATGAAAAAGACATTAATGAGATGGTGTTGGTGCATGGTAATGAGTATGTAAAAGAACTGGTGGATGATAGTGTTTATGAAGGACTCCCAGCAAAACTAAAACTCACTGATTGGAGAAGATGTTAAACGCTTCCCAACGATATATAGACGTATTTTATAACTGACAATTTTGTTATTCAAATTTTTTGTTATTCAAATTTTTTGTTATATTAATTTTATTATCAAAAGAACATATAATTGGGAATGAGTATGAGTAAAGAGATGGTGAATCATCCAAAACACTACAACAATCATCCATCTGAGATTGAAGCAATTGATGTGATACGAAGTATGTGCTTCAATATTGGAAATGGTTTCAAGTACATTTATCGTCGTAATGATAAGAATAATGCCATTCAAGACCTGAAGAAGGCTATTTGGTATATTGACGATGAGATAGAAAGGCGTAATAAGTGGGGATATACTTTCTTCGCGAAGCTTTTTATGCCTCTATTCTATCTCTCGAGACAAGACCTCTACACTGAGTATGCTCATCGTGCGGATATTATACATACGATCATAAACCATGAAAACAGTTTGATCTGTGCTAGATTATACCTCATATTGCATGCAGCAGACATTGAGTTCTGGGATACGAAAAATCTGATAGAGGCAAAGATGTTCATCAAGGATATGCTTGTCGATGAAGAATTTTTTGCTCGTGGAGGTGAAGAATGAAGTGCTTACTTCATGTTGTATTATCAAGCGCGTATGTCCTGTTTGATTTGATTTTAAAATAAATTTGAAATGTTTTTATGAAAATTGCATTTATTTTTGGTAAGGGTATTGATGGATGTGGAGTAACGCGTGGTGCAGTATTCTATGAAAAATGGTTGCGCACCCATGGTCATAATACTATCATTGTAGACTTTGATAATGGTCAAAGCTTTGGACGCGCGAAGGAAGTAGAATGGATTGGCGACGTGTATGAAGTGAAAAAGAAAGATACTAAAGTTCCAATTGAAATCATTAATGCCGTCAGCTCGTGTGATATCGCTATCTTCCACTCTCATCCTACGCGTAAGCAAGGTAAATATACAGATCGATATCGTGAATTTGTTTCAGTGATTGATCAACCAATCATTGTGATGCATGATCATTCTATTGCTAAGACTAATATCAATGCGGTTCCGCAGGCCTGTGAATTATTTGCTATGGCTGACGTGGCAGTTATTCAATCACTTGATGGTTATTCTAAAGAAGCATATACCTCATTTGATCCCGGTCTTTCTGAGCATTTGATTGAGAATCCCATTTGGATCGATCCACGTAAGTATGATGTTTATCGTAAAACATTCTCCGAACGCGATAAACATCTTCTTTATATTGGACGCATGTCTCCTCTCAAAGATCCAGCCATGATATGTCGTATTCAACCTCACATGGAAATTGACTGGGACCTTTCTATTATTGGTTGTGAAAATTCCATTGCGTCGGTTAGTAACTATAGTGGTGATTTGACTAATAATACTGCTCCCTATATTCCTGAATGGCGTACGATGATTCGACAACACTCATTGAATAAACATGGTGAATTTGTTGCTACTGAAAAAGAGCAAGCCAAGGATTGGAAGATTAATTCATATGACAAATATCGTTATGATTGGGGTATGAACCAGCTTGGCTCTTCATTTGCTTCATGGTGTGGTTATAAACTATCCAATGCAAGCGAGTATGGTTGTCGTATGGAATATACGATGATTGAATCCTACCTACTTTCACTGCCAATTATTAATCGTCACTTTGCTGAAAATGCTCGTTCACCTGATGGTAAATTATGGGGTGAATATGATTGCGCTATTATTTCACAGGCACGTGAAGAGGAAGCATTGGCATTAGAACTTGAAAGACTTCAAAACAATGAAAAAGAATGGAATGAACGCGCTGCTGCCTGTCGTGATCTCATCACTAAGTTTAATGATATTGATATTATTGGACAACAGTTCTTGGATCGTGTACTTGCCATTGGTAAGCGTAGCAATAAGATAAATGGTCTTGATCGCATTTGTGAATATTTTCCTGATGCTCGCGAGCGACGCGCACGCGGTGAAGTAATTATGTCATCAGCGAGTGGAACACTAAATAGAAAACCAATGATCATGATCAATGACAAACAAGAACTGGTTAAAGAGACAATATCAACAAATTCACTTGAGGACCTTTTTTCATGAACTTCCATAAACGCATTATTTTAGATTTTGACGATACACTGGCCTTTGCCAGGAATCGAGATTGGATTAATGCAAGGCCCAATGAAAATCTGATCAAAAAGACAAATGGTCTATATGAACAGGGTTGGCGGATTGATATCTTTACAGCACGCGGTTCTATTTCATGCGCTACACGTGAAGAAGCTGCAGCAAAGTATCAACCAGATATGGAAAAATGGCTTGAATGTAATGGTGTCAAGTACCATTCGATTTCATTTGATAAACCATTAGCGGCTTATTATATCGACGACAAAGCAATAATTCCAGAGGAATTCCTTGATGTCGATATTCAAAAGCTTGAGGGTGGATTATCTGGCAGTGACATTTATACCGATGGTAAGATGGTTCATAAACAGGATAAGAATGCTCACATTGTGCGAGCTTGGTATGATTCAGTTTCTGGTATTAATGTTCCTTTGATTGATCGTGTCGTTGGTGATACTATCATTATGGAATATATTGAGCATGATAAGCAATTCTTTAAGAATAGCATTTATGTTGCTTTTGGCTTGATTCAAGATACGTTGTCGAGTCTTCGTGAACTACCCATTCCAAGTGATGATCTTAAATACGAAGACTATTGTCATAGAATCATGGGACATGCTAAAGCATCTGGACAACAACGATTTATTGATATCGCGCATAAGATTACTGAGTATTCTTTGTCTCGTTCTTTCTCGCATGGTGACTTTGGTATCACTAATATGTTGTTCACTAAAGATCAACGTCTGTTTATGATTGATCCAATCCCAAACGTATTTGGTTGTTCTGAATTGGATGCTGCTAAATTCATAGCTTCACTCTATATCAATGAGTACTCATCCCATACTTGTGCTATCGCCTTTAAAACAATGGTGATATATAATAACATAAACATGGAAATGCTAATAAACCTCGTGGCTTCTGAAGTTATCCGAGTTTATAAGTATCATCCAAATAAAGAATTTATCATTAAATGTGTCGAAAATGTTTTTAAACAAAGCTAACGTTGCACGTTCATTGGGTAAGCCGATTGAAGAATTGAAAATTGGTTTTACCGCATCAACTTTTGATTTATTTCATGCTGGTCATATTGTTATGCTTCAAGAGGCTAAGTCTCTTTGCGATTATTTAATCGTTGGTCTATTAATCGATCCTACTATGGATCGTCCTGATAGCAAGAATGAACCTGTGCAACTTCCATTTGAACGGTATATCCAAGTTTCTTCTTGTCAATATGTTGATGAGGTTATTCCTTTCACCACTGAGCAAGAATTGATTGATATGATTCTTACCATTCAACCAGATGTTCGTGTCGTTGGTGAAGAATATAAAGGCACTAATCACACCGGTGTCGGTCTGTGTCCCATTCATTATAATAAGCGTCGTCATTCGTTCTCCACTACAGATCTAAGAAAACGAGTGATCTCTTCTGAGAAATACATGGTAAATAAATAGTTTGTAGTCTAATTTAGTAAAAATAATTTGGAGGATATCTTTCAATGAAATACGCAACCATAGTTCCGTTGATTGGTGGTGAGACCATCGCAATGGAGAATACCTTCGGGCAAAAGCCGGAGTATATTTTAAGTTATGAGCCATTCGCGAATAATGACCAACATATTGTAGAACGATATAAAGGAAGTGTCGAATACCATGTTCTAAGTGGTAGTGATGACATCAGGAATTTTGGCGATGTTGATGTTGTCAACACCATCTGTCCTTGTGCGGGTCTTAGTTCTCTATCTCCTAGTGCCAGCTCTACAAACTCTGCCAATGATTGGATGTTTATCACCGCTGAGTATGTTTTGGGCACAATTGGTCCTAAAGTTTTTTGGGGTGAGAATGCACCACGTCTAGCGAGTAAAATGGGTGAACCTATTGTCAATCGTCTTCTTGAGATTGGCAAAAAATATGGATATACTTTTAC